GACCATCCGCCTGATGAAGACGGACGACGGCCTGTACAAGATGGGCAACCCCATCGATGCGGGGATCGACAGGGTGTGGGGCGTGCCGGTCATTCAGACGGACGCCTGCACCGAAGGGACGCTGCTCGCAGGGGCGTTCGACACGTGGTGCAAGCTCTGGGAGAAGCGGGGAGTCCTGATCGAGGTGACGGACAGTCACAGCACGGACTTCATCTACTTCAAGAACACGATCCGCGCATCGACGCGCGTGGCCCTCTCGGTGACCAGGCCGCTCGCGTTCTGCTGGGTCACAGGGTTCTAGGCGACGTAGCCGGGGGCGCTTCGCCCCGGTAGCGACTGCGGGCCGGCTTACTGGCCCGCACAACAGAACGGAATGAGAGGAGAAAGGCAATGAGCATTCCGGCGCATGTCTACGGTTTTCGGTCCTTCGACTACCACACGGAGGCGGCCAACACGGCCATCGTCGAGTACATCGACCCCATCGACGGGGCGAGGCTCGTGGTGATGAACCTGTCGTACACGGCTGCGGCCACGGCACACACGGCGAGCCTCATGCACGCCGGGGGCGTGGGTGGGACCGGGTCGCGGAACGTCGCCAGCGCGCTGGCGCTCTCGGGGCAGAAGGTCATCAACGTGGTCAACACGCCCCTGGACCCCGCGGGCAACGGGGCGGCGGCGAGCGACGTGATCGCCTTCCAGCTCATCGACGGGACGTGGGAGTGGGACACCGTCGCGAGCGTGGCGGTCAAGGCAATCACCTGCTCGAACAACATCACGGGCGTGGATGCAGGGGCAGGCGGCACGGCCATCGCGGCCGGCGCGAAGGTGATGATTCTCGGCGTGGTGGCGGACGCAGTGGCCGAGCAGATCTCGCTCCCGGCGGCAACGCTCGTGGAGTACGGCAAGGGCGAGCTGACCATCGCACACCCCTACGTCGGGGAGCCGTGGATGCTGTCGATCACCAACGCGACGAACGCGGGGTTCCTGTGGAACGCGCTGTTCGCGCACATCAACAAGTAGCAGAGCACGTGAGATGAAAAACGGACTTGATCCGGCGACGGACGACAAAGGCGAGAAGGCCGAGCCTGCACCCAAGGACAAACAGGCGCCTCCGTCGCCGGACAAGTGCCGGCGCATCTGGCCGGCAGAGACGAAACGCATGAGAGGAGACAGGACATGGCAGAGGTCACACTGACTGTACAGCGAGCGCTCCCCACGGGGGTGGCGGGCACCTACACGGGCTCGCTGAGCACGTCGAACACGTACCTGGTGCGCAACAGCGGCCGGGTACTCTTGGATTTCCGGAAGAGCGCCGCGGTGGACTGCGTGGTGACGGTCCAGACGCCTGCGACCCTCGGCGGTCTGGCGGTCGCCGAACAGACGATCACCGTCCCCGCCACCACCGGGCAGCGCTTCTGCGGCCCGTATCCGCCGCGCATCTACAACGACGGCGCGGGGGATCTCCGGTTCACGCTCTCGGACGTGGACGGCTTGACCGTCGCCGTGCTGGAGATCTAGGGCCATGGCGCTGCTGACGGTAGCGCAGATCCGCGCTCACATCGACACGGACCTGACGGATGAGGCGCTCGGGCGGCTGATCGACGACGCGGACGAGGAGATCATCGGCTGGGCCGGCGCGGCGGACGAGGAGACGGACACCATGCGGCACTGCGAGCTGGCGAACGTGCTGTTCTTGAGCCGGCGCGGCTCGGAGGTCTCGGAGGTCATCGAGCAGATCGGTGACGACGAGACCACGCTGGACCCCGACGACTACCGGCTCCGGAACAACGGGACTCAGATCGAGCGGCTCGGGACAGGGACCAATCCGCGGAGCACGTGGGGCGAGATCGTGACGGTCACCTACGCGCCGGTGGACCGCACGGCACGGCGCGTGCGCGTGCTGATCGACCTGGTGCGTCTGGCGGTGCAGTACAGCGCGCTCAAGAGCGAGAGCGTGGGGGACTACTCGGCGAGCTCTGCGGAGTACGAGGCGGAGCGCGAGAAGATCCTCGGACGGCTGCGGGAGGGTTTGAGCTTTGCGTAGCAGGGTAGGGTCCGCGGGGCTGCGAGCGCACGAGGGCTGGCATGGAGGCGAGACGCCGGGGCGCCCGAACCGCAAGGCGCGCCGTGCGCTGCTCAAGGCGCACGGCCTGCTCGGCAGGCGCGAGGTCCGGCTCCGCTCCAAGCCGCCCCCGCCCGCTCCCGTGCCGGCTCCGGAGGGCGGAGAAGGATGAGTGCCCGGTGTCGCATGACCATGCGCGCGACCCTCCAGAGGGACTCCGCAGAGCCGGACGAGTACGGACAGCCGGGGCCTCCGGACTGGCAGACCACGGCACACGTCTCCTGCTGGGTCTGGCAGGGCGGGGGTCGGAGGAGCCAGCAGACGCCGCGGCTGATCGAGGCGGACGACATCGGGATGATCGTGCCGCGGGCTACGGGCATCGTATCGGGGGACCGCGTGCTGGAGGTGTACGACCGCGTAGGGACGGTGCTCTACGAGAATCCGCTCTACGTGGACGCGGTAGTGCGGCGGCGCGACCACCTGGAGGTGAGGCTCCGTGAGCACCGGTAGCAGGATGGAGATCGAGTGGCGAGGGGATGAGGTGAAGGCGAAGGTCTGCGAGGACACCAGGCGCGCGATGGACCGGCTCATGTCGGATTGCGTGGATGCGGCCAAGCAGATGGTGGACGTGAGAACGGCGGCACTCCAGCGCTCGATACAGATGCGGCCGACGCAGTACCAGGGCTCCGCGCTCGTGGGCTACTGGGGGAGCTTCGGAGTCAAGTACGCGATCTATCAGGAGATGGGCACGGGCCTGTTCGCCCCCGGGGGCGGCATGCGCTACGAAATCCGGCCGCGCCGGCGCAAGGCCTTGTGGTGGGAGGGCCTGGAGCATCCGGTCAAGGTCGTGCACCACCCAGGCGTGCGGCCGCGACCGTACCTGCGGCCCACGGCCGACGCGATCTATCCCGGGCTGCCGCAGTACATCCGTGAGGAGATCGCCGGATGACGGACGTACTGGCCGCGCTGAGGACGGTGCTGCTCGCGGATGCCGACGTAGCGGCGCTGTGCGAGGCGCGTGTCTGGGCGGCTGAGATGCCAAAGGCGGAGGCCACGAGCATGCCGCGGTGCTGCGTGGTGATCTGCTACGCGGGCGGGTTCGAGCGACGGGCGACGGACCCCATAGTCCGGCCGCGCGCGGACGTCTACAGCTACGGCGAGACGTTCCACCGCGCCGGACAGGTTGATCGAGCAGTCTACAGCGCGCTCAAAGCGCTGTCGAGAGAGAGGGTCGGCGAGGCGCTGATACATGGAGTGTTCCTGGCCGGCGGACCTGTGCCGCTGCGTGACAGTGATGCGGGCTGGCCGGTGATGGTGCGCTCGATGTCGGTAGCGGCCGACGAGAGAGCAGTGGAGTAGGAGGAGGATCGCGATGAGCGAACCGTATGAGATCATCATGGCGCCCTACGAGGTCTGGCTCGCGCCGCTTGCCACGGCGTTCCCGGATCTCGACGAGGCACCGGCCGCGGCGTGGGTCAAGCTGGGCACGAGCGGCAAGGACAACATGGACGAGGAGGGCGTGACCGTCACCCACGGACAGACGCTTTCTGCCAAGCGCACGCTGGGCTCCACCGGCCCGCTCAAGGTCAAGCGTACCGAGGAGGAGCTGACGATCAGCTTCACCCTCATCGACCTGACGCTGGAGCAGTATGCGAAGGCCCTGAACGGCGTGACCGTCACCGACGTGGCAGCGGGCGCAGGCACCCCGGGGTATCGCAAGATCACGCTCCGGCAGGGACCGGACGTGACGCTGTACGCGATGCTGTGCCGAGGGGTCTCTCCCTACGGGGACGACTACATCGCACAGTACCAGGTGCCGAAGTGCTACCAGTCCGACAGCCCGGCTCCGGTGTTCAACAAGGGCGATGCGGCAGCGCTGAAACTGACGTTCTCGGCTCTTGAGGACCTGGACGCCGCGACGGAGGCGGAACGCTTCGGGATCCTGCGCTCGCAGGACGCGGCGGCAGTGTAGCCATGAGTGACACCGAGAGTGTGGCGCTGTCCATTTCGACGGCGCCACCCAAGCGCGAGCGGATCAGCATCGACGGCGTGGTCTACGAGCTGGCGACCGTGGACGATCTGGAGCTGCGCGAGTCGCTACGGCTGGCGGACGCGGGACGCAAGATCGGCAAGCACGTGCGCGGCGAGTACAGCGAGGAGGGCGCGGAACAGATGCAGGCTCTCCTGGACCAGGTGAGCCGGCGCGTGGTGATCGGGCTGACCGATGAGGTCTTTGGCAAGCTGCGCCACTCGCACAAGCTCGCCATCGTCCAGGCTTTCAGCGACGCTGCGGGGTGGGCGGGGGGCCCGCAGCAGACCGAGACATCCCCGCCCGACTCCAGCGCTTCTACGGCGGACCTCCCCGCGACTGGCTGAGCATGACCGGGGCTGAGCTGCGGCCCTACGTGGAGGCGCTGCCCCGGCTGCAGGCCGAGGAGTCTCTGACGCACGTGGCGGAGCACGCCATCGGCTCGGGGGTAGCGTCGAAGGAGCAGCAGCGGCGTGTGCTCGGGGCCTGGCGCAAGGCGGCGCAGCAGGCGCCGGACAGGCGTCGCGTGCCGGGGGAGACGCGGGCTATCCAGCTCGCCTCGATAGGGATCGGCGTGGTGAAGGTGCGGAAGGACAAGGCCAGTGGCGATCCAGGGTGAACAGATCGGCAACGCCGTCCTCGTGCTCACGACGGACGCGAAGGGCCTGGAGCAAGGGCTCCGCGACGCCGAGCAGAAGACGCGCACGGGGGTGCAGAAGCTCCAGCAGATCGGTGCGGGTCTCACGAAGATGGGCAAGACGCTCACCGTCGGGGTCACCGCGCCGCTGGTCGCGCTCGGCGTGATGATGGTCAAGGCGGCGGCCGAGCAGGAAGAGGCCGAAGCGAGGATGCAGCGCGCCATCGAGGCGACCGGGCGCGTGGGCGAGATGAGCCTGGAGCAGCTTACGCGCTTCACCTCCGAGATGCAGAAGCAGTCGCTCTACGGCGACGAGCAGATCCTCGACGCCATGTCGCACCTCCAGACCCTCGCCAACCTGGACCAGGAAACCCTCCAGACGGTCACCCGGGGCGCCATGAACATCGCCGCGGCGCTGGACAAGGACCTGGTGAGCGTGATGGACGCTATCGGGAAGACCCTGGCCGGAGGGCGCAGCAGCGTGGCCGAGTTCGGCATCGTGCTCGATCAGAACCTCGGGCCGCATGAGAAGATCGAAAGCCTGATCGAGCAGCTCGGGCGCTTCGAGGGTGCAGCGGAAGACGTGGCGGCGGTCGGCACCGGGCCGCTCACGCAACTGAAGATGTCTCTCGGCGACCTGGGCGAGAAGTTCGGCGAGGTGATCCTGCCGCACCTGACCAAGGTGGTCGAGAAGCTCCAGAAGGTTGTTGAGTGGCTGGACAAGCTCGATCCGAAGACCCGCGAGTTCATCGTCCTGGCAGCGGGGATCGCTGCCGCAGTCGGGCCCGCGCTCCTGGTCATCGGCGGGTTGTTCACGGCGCTTGCGGGCGTGGGCAAGGTGCTCGCTCCGCTCATCGGCGCTGCCGGTTCTCTCGCCGGCCTGGGCACCGCCGCCGGAGGCGCGGTCGCCGGGGTCAGCAGTCTGCTCGGGCCGATAGTCGCAATCGGCGCGGCTGGGACGGCGGCCGCGGTAGGCATCGCTCTGCTGATCACCAAGCTCCAGGAGCACAACAAGGACTTCGGGGGCGCCACGGAGCAGATGCGCCGCTACGGGGTGGAGGCCGGGAAGACTGAGGAGGCCGCGGCCGAGCTCGAGGCGCGCATCGAAGACATAGCGCGCAGCGATGCCGCCGAGGAGGGGGCGCGCAAGCTGGTAGCGGCCTACGGTCTGACGCTGCCGGCGTTCAACGAGATCAAGGACGAGCTGGTCGGGCACTCGATCATCCCGGACATGGTGGACGACATCCTGAGCGAGTTCGACCGGCTGACAGCGGGGATCGAGCGCCGCACGGGCGAGGCCGCAGACGCGATGTCCGGGCTCGGCGGGCCGGGGGAGAGCATCCTGGAGGCCGGGCGCGGGAGCGGAGGGCTGGAGCGTGCGGCGCGGATCAACGCGCGCGAAGCTCGCGGGGGTGAGGGCCTCGCCGCGATCGGTGATGCGCTCGGCTCCGCGATCGGTCGCGTCGTGCAGTGGTTCTCCAACCTCATCATGGCCTCACAGCCGATCACGGACCTGCTGGACCGATTCTCGGCAGCCCTTGCGCCCATCATCGACATGATCGCCGGGCCGCTCGTGACGGCCATCACACCGCTGGTGGATCTGCTGCTCTCGCTGGTCGCACAGATCGCCGGGCCGGTCATGGGCATGTTCGAGATGCTCGGCCTGTTCCTCCAGCAGACCATGCCGGTCTGGGAGGCGCTGGGCACGATCATCGTCCGCATCGTGGACCTGCTCGCCACGGCGCTCGCTCCGGTGTTCGCGGCGCTCGTGCCGATCCTGCTGGCGCTCACGCCGGTCTTCGACGCCATCGGGCAGATTCTCGACGCTCTCCAGCCGGTCTTCCGCGGCGTCGGGCTCATCGTCGCGGGGGTGGGTGCGGTGTTCGGGTGGCTGATCCAGAAGCTCGTCGCGCTCGGAACGACGATCTGGTACATCGTCTCGTTGCAGTGGGGCAAGCTCGGCACGGTGGACTGGGGCGGCACCCTCGGCGAGGCCCTGGCTGCGGCGACGGCCAACCTAGGGCAGTATCAGGAGTACGCGCCCGAGGGCGGCGGGGGGCTCGACCTGGGCGGTGGAGGCGCAGGCGGCGGGGCGCTCGGGGGCGGGGCGGCAGGCTACGGAGGCGGCGCGACCTACCAGCAAGCACGGCCAATCAACGTGATCGTGCAGATCCTGAATCCGCAGGTCTACGGCGGGAACATTCGGGATTTCGCGATCATCATCCGCAACGAGCTTGAGAGCCTCGACGTGTTGGGGTTGTAGCGATGGCCTTCCAGGTCGAAGTTGATTTCGGCGCCGGGTACGTGGACATCTCCGAACACTGCGAGGGGATCGACAAGACCCAGCGGCTGCACAACAACCTCAAGCCCACGGTCAACACCTGCTCGTTCGCGGTTAACGACCCGACGACCGCCGACGTCTTCCTGACTTCGGACGCCTTCTGCCCGGTGCGCATCCACAAGGGTGGCGCGGACTGGTTCACCGGGCTTGTGCGACCGACGTTTTCCGCGTCCGTCGCCTCCCACCTCCAGGGCCTTTCCGTCGAGTGCGTGGACACCACGATCCTGCTCCAGAAGAAGATCACGGACCCCATCAGCTACGCGGCCTACAAGGTCTGCGATCCAACGAACAAGGCCACGTCGATCCTGCACCAGCTCTTCTACGCCGCAGGCTACGCGGACGCCGAGCTGTCCCTGACGCTCATCGACGTGACGCTCGCCTACTACGTCGTGGACCCGCATGACGGGCGCACCTACTGGGACGCCATGGAGGAGCTGTGCGGCAACTTCGGCTACGTGTGGGACGAGAACAACAGCGGCGTGGT